CCACGGGAATATCTGCGGCAGCGGGCTTGTAATGGGTTAAGTGATAACAGATGTCTGGAAATATAGGGGCAAATCCAGTAAAGACCCTGTAACCGCCCCAACAGAGAATGATAATGATAATAAAATTAGCCGTTAATGAGAGCGTTTCGTAAAAACCCAGCTCTGCATATTTGCGGACAAAAATCCCTAAGGTGATCCCTGGCAATGCCGCCCAGCTGAAAAACATCATCATGCTGATCATCAGTGCCAAAGGCAGATAAAAGAGAAAAACCTCACCGGAAGAAATATGCGCGAAAGTATTAATGTGGGCGAAAATGGGCAAGATTAAAGAAGGCAGGAACAGCGGAAGCCCCCACCATTTATCACGTATTTTTATATAAGTTGCATTCAGTTTCATAGATGCTCAGCAGAATCCCCCACATCCTGAAGGAGGTGTATTCAGACAGGCATCCCACCTGACTTCGAATGATGATTATTCATCACTATAGAGAGCATTGATTCTAAGTGTCATATGAAAGTTCCAATTGATATATATCAAACAAAATAACCCTGATTAATGAATTATTACGTTTATCATGTTAATTCATCATTATTACATCATCATTGTAAATAATTAAATTAACTTCCATAACATTAAAATATGTATCCACTGACGCTTTTTTACATAACGAAGAATTGACCATTTTGTCCTGTTGTGCCTTAATGTAAGTACCGTCCACAGCGTGGGACATACTTCAAGGAACCTTTTGTGAGTCAGGCAACCAGTATGCGAAAACGACACCGATTTAACAGTCGCATGACCCGTATCGTACTGCTCATCAGCTTTATCTTCTTCTTTGGCCGTTTTATCTACTCGTCCGTCGGTGCCTGGCAGCACCATCAGAGCAAAAAAGAAGCTCAGCAATCCACACTCTCCGTCGAATCACCGGTACAACGTTAGCGGTTACCTTCTCCACTTTCACAGAACCTAACGGCACTTCGCTGTCGGATGCTTTTGCTCTTTGGAATTATCAAAGCGGCAGATATTCTTTCATCTTAAATTTTACGTCTTTGTCCTGACTGATGTTTATCCTGTTTGGCTGCGAAATAAATATAAAATTAATATATATGTTGTAATGATATATTTTTATAAATTATTCCCTGCGTGAATTTTAATAAATTTAATCTATCCCTTTATACGCAATACATTTACTTTCCTCTTTTGATGATCTTAAATGTCTTATTTTTCGTAATGTGTATAACAAGGAATAGTGATGAAATTTAAAAAATGTCTTCTGCCTGTGGCAATGTTAGCGTCATTCACTCTGGCAGGATGCCAGTCAAATGCTGACGATCATGCCGCCGATGTTTATCAAACCGATCAACTGAATACCAAACAAGAAACTAAAACCGTTAATATTATTTCCATTCTTCCCGCAAAAGTTGCCGTAGACAACTCCCAAAATAAACGGAACGCACAAGCCTTCGGCGCGCTTATTGGCGCAGTCGCTGGCGGTGTTATCGGCCACAACGTCGGTTCTGGCAGCAATTCCGGAACGACGGCAGGGGCAGTTGGCGGCGGAGCTGTAGGCGCGGCAGCGGGTTCTATGGTGAATGATAAAACCTTAGTGGAAGGTGTTTCTTTAACATATAAGGAAGGCACCAAAGTGTATACCTCTACCCAGGTGGGTAAAGAGTGCCAGTTTACGACAGGTTTAGCCGTTGTTATTACCACAACGTATAACGAAACGCGTATTCAGCCAAATACTAAATGTCCTGAAAAGAGCTAATAATCAGGAGGAGTCATGAAGAAAGTTTTTCTTTGCGCCATCTTGGCCTCCTTAAGCTATCCGGCTATCGCCTCATCATTGCAGGATCAACTCTCTGCTGTAGCAGAAGCTGAACAGCAAGGTAAAAATGAAGAGCAAAGGCAGCATGACGAATGGGTCGCGGAGCGCAACAGGGAAATCCAGCAAGAGAAGCAACGTCGCGCAAATGCCCAGGCCGCCGCTAACAAAAGAGCGGCAACGGCAGCAGCAAATAAGAAAGCTCGTCAGGATAAACTGGACGCCGAAGCCTCTGCGGACAAAAAACGCGATCAAAGTTATGAAGATGAGCTACACAGCTTAGAGATTCAGAAACAAAAACTGGCGCTGGCAAAAGAAGAAGCCCGCGTTAAGCGAGAAAACGAATTTATCGATCAGGAACTGAAGCACAAAGCTGCGCAAACCGATGTGGTGCAATCTGAAGCTGACGCCAACAGAAATATGACTGAAGGCGGTCGCGATCTGATGAAAAGCGTGGGCAAAGCAGAAGAGAACAAATCGGACAGCTGGTTTAATTAATCGATGTAAGTAACTTCAAGCCTATAATTCTTGAAGATAAAAAACCCTCTGTAGTAACAGAGGGTTTTGTTCATTCATAGTGCAGGGATCAAAATCATTCCCACTCAATTATTTACGGACACCATAACCAATTGAGTGATAACATTTTTCCAAAGCTCAATTTTCCTCGTACCGTTTTATATACCGTCACCGGAAATCAGTACCATGAAAAATGCCATGCTATCTGGTCAGGGTGTCGTACTGTTTTTCACAGACTCTTCCGGCTTCGGCTGCCCGGTCAGCATACTCTGCCAGTTGTCTGTTTCTCTCGAGAGATTTACTGAGCACGTCGGCAAGCAAAACTCCGGTGTCTGCGGCTGACGTCCCAGCGCCGACAATGGCGTTATAGTGCCTGAGCTGCTCACGGATGGCAACGAGCTGTTGCTGCAACCGGCCAGCGCGAGCGGCAGCATCAAGAGCATCATTGCGCGCCTGGTCGATCCTCTGCTGCGCTTCACGTTCATTGATCGATTTCTCCTGTTCGTAGTGCTGACGAACTTTGTCTTCTTCGGCTTTGCGGTCTTCTTCCGCCTGAGCATACCCGGCATCGTACTGGCGACTGCCGTGTGCATTCCAGGCGACAACTCCTGATATGACCAGAACAGCAAGCATCGCCATGATAACCAACTGTTTCCAGTATGCTTTTGCGAATGCCCAGATCATACCGCCAGCACCTTACTGGCAGTGATGTATCGCGCGCGCCGGTCGTCGATGCCGTTCCTGCCACCATTGATAATCAGAGTTACACGTACAATATCTCCGGTATACTTCATGCAGCCTTTGCTGGAGAAGAACCAGGCCGCGCTACGAGCCGCGTATTCGTCCTGTGCCAGCAGTTCAGGATTCTCCAGCAGGTCAACTTTCAGACCGTTTCCGCAGTCACGATAGTTATTCAAACCGGTAATCTGGATAAGCCCGCGCCCACGGTAATTCCAGCCATCGCCGGGAGCATTGTTACCCATGCGTTTGCTGTATACCAGATTTGCGATCGCGCGCTGGCGCTCAAGTGGCAATGGTGGTTCACCAACGCGGCGCCCCAGTGCATTAGCCTGTCCCTGGGTGAGGCGTCCAGTCCGGACAAAGCTCACCAGTCCGGTAACGCTGTAGTTGAAATTCTCCTGCAACCTGGTGAACCCCCCAGACTCATGCCCAACTTGAGCAATAAACATTGCCTGATCTTCTGCCTTGCTGATACCAAACTCTTTCATCGCAGAAGTTATATGCGAGAACCAGCGAGCGGCCAGCGCCTCGCTAATACCAGCAGCTCGCTGGAATTGTTTAATCTCCATGTTTAGACCTCGATATTTTGAAAATCTGAACAACGTTACCGCGTGTTTTAATAACCGCGGCAAGCATGACAGCGTTGATAATGACCTCAGATAAATCCACAGCCATTGGCGTGCGTAACCAGATTGCATAGACGACACGAACAGGAATACTGGCCGCAGCAACAATAAGGAAATAAGCAAGCCACCCTCCCCATCTTCGATGTTGAGAGCCGTTACGCCGGAATGTGACAACGCGAATTGCTATGCCAGTACAAATAACTGCATTGGTGATAAGCAAAAAAAACTCATGCGTTACCATCGTCTTTTCTCCCCGGAATTAACTCGCGTGGATTATCGGAACGGTGATAGAGCCATATACCAATACGCACAGCAACAATTGCTGACACGAATGCGCCAGCTGAGAAAACAATCCCTTTTTCAAAAGAGTCCTGCGTGATGGTAGGGATCAGGCTGGCTATGCCGATAAGAATTGATGCTGCTGGTTTATAAAAAAGAAGGCCGCAGAGAAAGCTAAGCATCGACAAGAGTACACGACGACGAATAGGATACTCTACCGCAGAGGTAACAAAAATTACCGCCCCAGCCAAAGCCCCCAAAGCAACCTCAGGAGGAACTCCTGCTATCACCGCCGCCAGAGAACTCATGCTAAGCCACTGATTTAAAGTTTCACTGGTTAGTTGAGCTGACATGTTTTCCACCGTTTATATGCATAACTACCTCCTGAATAGTAAAGGCATTACGCATGATAAACCATTTATGGTTTTTTGTTACCCATGCATTGTCAATCCCCTTCCTTTCATGTCGATAATAAGGCTTGCCTTTTACATAACTCTGAAGAGATTGCAGTACAGAAATGATTTAAAATATAGAGGCTTAGTTGAATTCCGCGCCATTTGATGGCGCGGTAGCAGTCAAATATAGAAATAAACACCAAAACAAACAGTAACAGGAACAACAAAGTCAAACAGGCTTCCAACATCCCATACGCGCGGATCAAAACCGCCCCACCACGGCATATTCATACGCTTGCCATGCCCGAACATTTCAATCCAGCGATATTCTGCCTGGGTGTGTTCACGCGCAATGAAGAACGTACAACCAGCTATCGCTCCGTAAGCCCAGTTTCCGGTAAAAAGGCCAATCAGTATCTGTGCGGCCACAGCACAAAGCGCATGAAGGAAAGGTGTTATATCCATTGCAATAAAATGTCCGGTTCTATATTCCATGCATTTAATCCTACTTCGTTAATATTTTAATCAAATCAATATTGCTTCCTTCTGATATTTCAGAAGGAACACTACCTGATAACTTTATTGCATTAGATGAAATTCCTGAAACATCAGAAATCATATTTTTTGCCCCGCTAGTATATGCAACCTTAAAGTCATCATAAGGACCAGAATATGAAATTTCATCCTGGTTACGCACATATATAGTATTCCCGGACACCGATTTAACAACGTATCTATTTCTTAATATATTAACCTTAACATCAGATGCATCTTTTACATAACAGGTAACACCTGATGCTATATTTTCCATTTTGACATCAAGTGATGAATTAAACATCACAGCACCAGACCTGTGGATATTATGATCATCCATATTTCTTCGAGGATACGCAGAACTATCCTTATAATATCTTCCGGTAAATCTGATATATTTGAAGGTAATTCCAGATGTATTACCACCCGACAGAATGACAACCCTTATTGATTTTACTCCTCCTTTGTCGGTTATCCTAAACTTTGCATTACCGATGTTAGACTGGGTAGTAAAACGACTGTTTTCATCATCCCATGAAGCCCCTGGAAAACCAATCCCTTCAGGCTCATTTGTAATAACACTGCCATTCTCATCAATTCCATAAACCCTTATGCGGAATGCGCTGACATCAGAAGTAAATGCAAACACATCGCCATTCCTGACGCTTATATCACCTGATTCCCAAATTGTCCTGAAGTTACGTCCAATAGCAAAACTACCATTAACAAGATGAATTAAATTTCGCACACTTTTTACATCTGTAACATAATCAGGTGTATCTGAACTTCCCATATTAACGCTTGATAAAAATGGCGTTTTCTCACTCACTGAAAAAAGCGACACTTCATTAGTTAGTTCTTCCTGAATATGATATACAGCATTTCCATTACCATTATCAGTGACAGTTACAAGATTGTTTGGGTTATATGGTTCATTGGTATATGCAGAAAAGCTAAGCCATGATGCCTGAACAGAATTATTCCACGTATAACTACCAAAATTAATTCTTTGTGTGTCATCTGGGTTGTCTGGTCTGCGCTCAAAACGGAGTCCGTAAAAATGATTATTATTACCACGCTGAATGTCAATAACCCCAGTATTCTCCATCGTTCCACCAAAAAACTTGTTGTGATTATGTGAATACGGATTATCAGCAATAATCACATTATTTGTCCTGTTTAGGTAAAACTTGTTTTCGTTTATCCAACCTCTAACTACACCAAGAAAATGAATTGTATCGACCTTTTTCAGGTTAAAGGTTGAGTAGGCTATAGAATAATCTGTTTCATATACTGAATCATCAGAGTTTGCATATAACTGTAAGTAGTCGCAACGCTCAATGTTAATATGCTGCCCTTTTGCCCCGATAATACGAATATCCGGTGTCGTTTCAGATGAAATACCAGAATTTCTGATAATCGTTCCGAAGTTTTGTCTTGGGTTGTTAGGGTTTGATGCATTCCCGCCAAGCAATACCCCTATCCCTGAGTGGGATATGGTAAAAACAGCATTGGTCATTTCGAGGCTGACATTACGAAGATTTAATGTCTCCGTAATAATAAAATTACCTTCCGCTCGTAATGTTCTGGATGATTCTCGTGCATATTCTGCAGCCAGAATCAATGCAGATGTATCATCTGTTATACCATCGCCTTTTGCCCCAAAATCGCGAACACTAACGGTGTCTCTCATCTTATCCTGGAACGTTCGGTATACTGCTCCAGAACCATACTGAATAAACCAACCAAAACCACCAATAACTCCGGCGATTGCAGCATCGACATAATTACGCATTGAGCGATTATTTACAGCGTCCTGCTCAAGTGATGGATCGGCAAGGTTAGATATTCTGTTTTGCTTTGCATCGTAATATTTTGCAAGCAAAGATGGTTTCATCAATGCACGTCTGAACCACCCAAAACATCGCTGGATCAGCATCGTCAGGTAGTCAAATGCATCCTCATGAACTTCGGGGAAAAATTTTCCCTGATTGCGAAGATCAGTCTCCTGCACCACATCAAGCACACGCTCTATCGTGATTCGCCAGCCAGCAGCAAGCGGCGACGGAAGAACCACTGCACCGCCACTATAAGTTCCCGCCCCTGTTACCGTATAACCAGCATCCAGCACTAGTTTTGTAACGTTACCGTTAAGGTCAGACACCTGAACAACCAGGTCGGATTTTTTGAAAATACGGAAGGTATACGGAAATGATGTCGTAACGCCGTTACCTGTGTATTCGTTGTGGTCAACTTCGGTTGAGACCGTCATGTTAAATCTCCAGATAGTCGCAGCACCCGTTGCGCCGCATATCTGGTTATTCTATTACCCAAAAAACCATATATGGATAGAAAGACTGTGAATATGAATAGATATTACCTTTCAGGTAATTTGCAAAACGTGCTGGATAGCAAACAAATTATTTGCTACTGTATAAATATACAGTTATTGCATGGAGAAGATTAAGATGCAGCAGTATCACTATCCACTGGAAGAGGGATTTACCGAAAGGATTCACACGCCGGGAGGCGTCAGGTCACTGGTGGAGGGATCGCACTTGATGAAATTACTCCGGGATCTCGATAAGGATGGATTTAATGTCGATGGCCCACTTGCCGAACTGACTGCACTGATTAACTACGTCACCAGCTCACAGATGTCTATGCAGGATCTGCAAACACATCTCGACTATTGTGCCGAACAATTACGAAAACAAACCAGATAAGTTTTGAAATTACCAATAGGAGTGCTTATATTTACCTTTTCGGTAAATTTACATTGCACTCCTCTTGTGCCATAGTAATCGGGCACTGGCAAAATCCAGTGCCGGGATTGGTCTCCCGGATTACTACAGAGGCACATATGCCGCATAAGCGGTTTTTTTATGTGTAAAGCGCACCTATTCTATGGTGGGCTGTGTGGGGGCACCGAAAGGTGCGCCGGGTTCCTTTGTAGCCGGTAAGACCAACTCTGCACAGTTCACCACCATCTGATTGGTCTCAGCGGTGGTGATTAACCTAACTACAAAGGTGATCGCTATGAATACCAAACCTTCCATCTTTTCCTTTGAGTCATCCTGCCAGATCCGTATGTTCATGATTGACGGAGAACCTTGGTTTGTCACCAAAGATGTGTGCAATGCTTTGAATATTGATGTTACACAAGCGAGAAAACTTGATAAAAAAGGCTGGAACAAAAAGGGGCTGTATTCAATACAGACCCCTGGTGGAATACAAGAACTATCCATCGTTTCAGAATCAGGTCTCTACATCCTTATTCTGCGTTGCAAAGAGGCAATGACTGAGGGAACGAGAGCATTCAGATTTCTTGAATGGGTTACAGGTGAGGTTCTTCCTCAGATCCGCCGCACCGGAAGTTACATTAAAAACTCGCTCCCGCAGGAAGAACGCATAAAGATGGTTGCCGACCAGGTAGCCAACGCCACAGCATCAGCAGTGATGCAGGCAATGAAGGTAGAGAACAAAACCTACAGCGCCCCACTGAAGCCCGGCTACCGCAGCCTGATTCATTCGCCGTCTGGTGTTCTCGGCCTGACGGAGAACTCACTGCTGATGAATCTGCTAAACCAGTTACAGGAAGACGGGCACGACGTATCGGGCGCGGCGGCGGAGTTGACCACCATGTTCTGCTACATCGTCGGTGTGAGCAAATGCCTGCGTGATATCCAGACGCACGCGGAGTACATCAACGACAAAGCAGGGTTCTTCTGACGGGCGGCGGCACAGGGATGTGCCTACAATTATCAATAATTGTTTACACTCGTTGCAGTTAAAAGCATTATACTCATGTTTAAAATTACCCGATTGGTAAAGTCGATTGGTTGAGGTTCATATGAGCAGAAGATATGTCAAGGAGCTGGCTATAGAGTCTGGCACCCCTTTGGGTATCGTTCCTGGCTCCAACTATGCCAAGGCTTTAAACCGAGACTCTGTCGTCAAAGTTATATCAAGAGACATGAATATGGTCGGAGACGATCTCAGACGGTCAGAAAATCGTGTTTATGCTGAATATATAGTAAAGAACGGAAAAAAAATTGCAGCGCCTGCTGGCGGAAAATGGGCAATAGTGACAGGGAAAAACTCAAATGCAAGAGGAAAACCAGAAGCTAAAGGAATGTCCTTCGACAAATATGCAAAAATCTATTGGGCAACCAAGTGATAACGAAGAAACTGAGTTCGAGGAAGTTGAGGAAGGGCTAAGTAACGAGATCATTCAACACCCAGATGCCTTCACAAGAGTTCTTGATCGCCCTGAAATTCAGGAGATAGTTGTCGCTCACCATGCGTTTCAGGGTCCGCTTCCTCCCCCCTATCTGCTTCGCGGGTATCAGGATATTTTACCTGATGCCCCCGAACGCATCTTCCAGCTGACGGAGAAGGAGTTTGCTCACCGCCAGAAAATGGAGGAAAAGGCACTTGACGGGGCTATTAATAGAGATAAACGTGGGCAGTGGTTTGGCCTGAGTGCAACTATTTTTACAGTAGCTTGTGCAACATTATTAGGTTTAACAGGTCATGAAGTTCTAGCTGGCACAGTGATCGGTACAGTTGTTGCAGTGGCTGGTATTTTCGTTCTTAGACAAAAACCAAGCATCAAGAAGAAATCTGAAGACAACAAACCTGAAGAAAAGTAAGCCCGCGCTGCGGGCTTTTTTGTGGACGAAACAAAAGTCAGTGCTACACTCATTGACGCCACATTGAGGTGGCTTATAGATGGAAATTTCACAATGAAAAAAGCATTTGCTGCACTGTTCGTTTTGTTGTCTCTGGTAGCTTCAACTCAGGCCTTTGCCGGTCGTTGTCAGCACGACAGCGATACTGCCGCTGACGGCTCCCGCTGCGGTGGGCGTTCTGCGGATTCCCGCCCTGGCGGCGGTGGCATTCGTTAAAAACAAGGCCGCGAAAGCGGCCTGTGACATGTCACGCTAGTTTCGTTTTGCACGTCCCTGTGCCGCCGTTCTGTCAGAAGAACCCTGCCTTGTCGTTGATGTATTCCGCGTGCGTCTGGATATCACGCAGGCATTTGCTCACACCGACGATGTAGCAGAACATGGTGGTCAGCTCCGCCGCCGCGCCCGATACATCGTGCCCGTCTTCCTGTAACTGGTTCAGCAGATTCATCAGCAGTGAGTTCTCCGTCAGGCCGAGAACACCAGACGGCGAATGAATCAGGCTACGGTAGCCGGGCTTCAGTGGATAACCATAACATTTTGTCTGTGTTTTAATTGCCTCACGAAGCGCATCTAACATCTTGACTGCCACTTCATCATTCTCTGATGCAGATCCAGCAGGGAGATACTCCCCTTCAAGCGGAACCCGAGCAACAAGAGACAACGCTTCGGCAAATTGATCTTCACCAATTTCTTTGTACGAACAGCCAAAATGAGATTTCAGTGACGACCACATGGTGATCATCGCCTTAGCCTGTTTTTCTTTTGGCAGAGACTGACCGCGACTCATGACGAGTTGTTTAATGGCTTCCTGCTGTTCAGTTGTTATTTTACCCGGCAACGCCTTTTTAGCTTTGCGTGGGTTAACCACATGGCCTTTAGTCCAGTACTCGTAGAGCACATCGTCACACTCTTCCTGATACTGGATTACCTTGTCGCGGATTTCAGGGCGGACTTTGTTAGGGCTGATGCTGTTCAACCAAGCTGCCAATTTTCGTAAAGCCATACAAATCATGGCTTGCACCCCACCGGCAGAAGGTATGGTGATTTCCACCATACCCTTCGAGAAGCGTTGAGAAATCTTCTTATGTTGAGATTTCCAGTCTAGCCCCATTCCCTCAACGATAGGTTTCATTGGGGTATACGGTTCGCCGTTGTGATTGACAACATAAAGCTCTGCGCCGTGGAATGGCACGTTGATAGTAGATACTGCTGTTGCTATACTCGTCATGTCGTTAATTCCTATACGTAGTTTTACGATACTGAAGCCCTGACGGTCTGGCCACCGTGGGGCTTCGCTGTTTTATGCCACGCTATTCTTCTCACCAGTGAGTCCATACACTTTCCTCAGCTGATAGATAATCTCTGTATTGAACTTTCGGCATTCTTTTTCGCCATTTCTTTCAATAGCTAACTTCACATCGTCCGGAAAACGAACTCGTCGTTGACACATCTCTTTTGCTTTTTGCATTTCATATCTCCTTAGCCCCACCGTGGGGCAAAATAATTGTCACACCGTGCGTCATTGATGTCAAGCACACGGTGAGGCATACTTCAATCATTGCAAGTAACTCAATATTTGGTGAAGAACATGAGCAGAGAAGATCCACAACTAAGGATCAGACTTCCCGTCGAAGTAAAAGAAAAAATAGAAATTTCTGCAAAAGCCAATAAGCGATCAATGAACGCTGAAATAGTACAACGTCTTGACACCAGTTTTCTGAAAGATATTCATGAAGATGACGTAATTTCTGCTTATGAAGCAAAAATCATTGCAAACAATGCACGACATGAAATATCAAATATTATTTTCAAAAGAACCTTTAATGAAATTAATAAGAAAATAACACTTGGACATACAAGTTTTTATATAAACCTTAATGACCTTGAACTGGAATCACTTGCAGATAATGATTACCAGATCATCTTTGAAAAAACATTTAATAAGCTCAATGAACTAGGTTACATCATCTGTGAAAACTCATGGGATGCAGATGGTTTTGGAATTGAAATACCTGAATAGGAAGAGCAAAAGGCGTGTACATATTACACGTCTTTAATACAATTGAAAAACGCCACATTACTGATGTATGTTACAACAAGGAGCGATATTTTGAAAACCATATCTATATTAAAGGTTGCATTAGGCGTCGCTATTATTTTGACTCTCTCAATATTGTTTTATTTTTACCACAAACAAACTGCTATTGCTCTTGATAGTCACGCGGCAAACTCATTTTTCTCAGAGTACATAGTGCCGCTATCAGGAAGCGGTATAACAAATAAATATACTGACTATGACATCAAATATGGAATTGATGATGGGGAGACTATTGTATTACATGTAATCATTAAAAACCTAATGACAGTAAATAAAAATACAGACTTCAACGATAAAAATACAATACATCACAACAACAGCAAAACATTAATTTCTTATAGTAGCAACATCTATACGGATAAATACCTAAAATACATATCAGAAGATACAATAAAAGAAACCCGCGAAAAGTTAAAAAACATATATTGTGCATCCGGCAGTTTTCACAAATTATCGCCGCAAGAGCGTTTATTCTACGAAGCAAGAAAACAACGTAAGTCAATAATATTACATTATTATGCTGATTCAGGGGAGACACTCATATTTAATATTGGGGTTTCCCCTGAATCATGCTAAAGGTGTTTAACTCACCGCATCACCGGATCCACCTGGTTTATTAGTGGCGCAATCCAGAACAGGTTATTGCCGGGTATCAGGGTTCGGACATTATGCACAATACGATCACCGGCATCACCATTCAACACTCCTGCGGTCACATCAATGATGCTATCCGCAAGACCAAATGACGGTCCGAATAGAGATCCTACGAATCCACGACTGGCATACCTAGACTGTGTGCCAGTGCCAAATAAAGCCCCCAGCCCAACAGCACCACCAGTAGCCTTTTCAGCCATATTGTTATATTCCATCAATGGCCCAAGAATACCGGATCTATCTATACCCTCAAGCACCAGCTTCTCTGGTGACCAGTCAACATTTTTCCCTTTCGATGCTTCTTTAAGCGCATAGACCAGTGAGCCAAGAGCAATCTGAAATGCAGTGCCATAATAAAATTGCGCAGTTCCTTCCTGTAACCCACCAAGTAGCGCACGGTTGTATGAAGCCGTTGTGAATGATTTAAACTGAAATATCGTTCGCCCCATTGGAGTACTCGCCCATAAAGGTGTGTCACCAATACCGGGGGTAATGATAGTGTTATTAACGTCTTTCAGAACCGCTGACTGGAATACTCCGGCAACGTACTGATCGTCCCATTTATCAAAGTTACCAATGTGCCATCCATCAATTACCTCACCATGTTTCTCGAACTCACTGCGAATACGCGCAGCCATATTGTCGTTGATACCGAGTTTTGCCATGCGACGTGCAGAAAACGCACCAGACAAAATACCGTCTGACGTGAGCATTCCGTTCATGGATTTGTTTATGTCATTAAATCGATCCATGAGTGTCAGCTTGCCGAAGGCATCAGTAATTCGCTCCATTCCTGCTTCGACTGCTGTTGTCCTGGAAGAACTGTCAACAAGATCACCAATTGCACGAGAACGTGAATGTAGTACAGTTTCCAATCCAATCCCCATCTTCAACATCTCTTCTTTGCTGGCCTTAAATGCCGGTGATTGGGATATCTGAGAAGCATAGCCTTTCATGGAGTTACGGAAACCATTAACCATAACCCCTCTGGCCAGATCTGGAATAGCTGATACTGTCATTCCACCGAGTTTTGTCGTGAAGTTCACATCCCGCAGAAAAGCGCCAGCACGAACAAAAAACGAAGACGGGTCATCAGGCATACCATATGTACCAACAAGACGATCGCGTAATGCTGTTATGTCTCTGAGATCATTTGCTCTTGATTTTGAAAGTCTGGACTGTTCTTTCCGTAATTCCTTTTCGTACTTTCGCATTAATGAATCGAGTTTACCCTGAGGAACAACTTCACCATTGCTCTCATAACGTGCTTTCAGATTTGCCACACTTTCGTCATATTTTGCCTTTATTTTTTCAGGCACTTCCCGTAACAGACTGTCATATTCGTCCTCAATTAATTGCAGACGCTCTGTCATAGTTCGTTTGCCAAATGTTCTCGTCAACTCAATTTCTGCTGCCGCTTCACGGATATGACGTTGTAGAACGTAATTCACATCACTTTCGAGATAATCCCTGATAAGACTATCAGGCACATTTAATGTTCTTTCTTTCGTACTACCTGCGGCTTTTACAGAAAATACGCTGACAAAATCCTGTGGAACCTTAGCACCAGTAATTTTATTAATTACGATATCCGCTGCAATTTCAGCATCCTCAGGATCCAGTGTTTTATTGCCTCTCGACCACCAGTCAACCAAAATACGTCGAAATTTATCGCGTTCACTGATTATTTTTCCAACTTTATATATACGTGGGAAATAGCTTGCCTGGCCTAATGCTTTCAGTTCTTCATCTGGCGGCAATAAACCAAGCTTTTGCATTTCAACCTTCACCCGATTTAATACAGTTCGCATCGCCTGCGCCGTTTCCTGAACAACAGGATTAGCATGCACATCACCGCTTCGCATAGCATTCCCAACCTGCTGACGAAATGAATCAAAACTCATGTCACCACCATCAGCTTTATACTTTGCGTATGCCTGTTTATTTCCGACAACAACAGCAGCTTCTTCACGCTGCCATCCACGTGTACGGGTTTCTACAGCTACCGGTGTTTCAATCCCCCTTTCATTTCCTTTAAGGGTGAAATTATTTTCGGCTAACTCCAGCGTTGTTTTTCGCACTGTCTTGGACGGAGACTCCATTAACCTTGTCAAAGGAGTAAGATAGCTCCCTGCTTTCCATGCAGCCTTTCCAACCACCCCACCGGAAACAGGGGTTAAATCATCCAGAGTCGCTGTATCAATTTTCATAGCACCAACACTACCACCATCAGAAAGCGAAGCGGCAGCCCTGTCAGTCGCTGATGTAATGCTCATATTATCAAGAGCATCAGCAACCTCACGCGTGGCTGCAGCCCGGACGGATGGCGAAAGCGCAACACCAGCACTGGCAAACACGCCGCTCATCATCGCACCCGCTGCAATGTGAGCGGCACTTTCACCCCATGAGCGTGTTATTTGCTGATTATTCAGCACAACCTCGCTTAATGCTGTACCGGCTGCACCAATCGCAATCTGTGAGCCAATACGCGCCAGTGCCCCTCCTTGAGCACCGGGGATAAACATTGACGCAACAGTAACCGGATCCATTCCCGCAGCAATACTGGCAAGGGTTCCAACTACGCCAGCATCAGACAATAAACGTCTGTCTTCATTTTCATCATCTATCTGCTGCTTAATCCACGCCGTTTCCTCTGGCGATCGGGAATCTGCAAATTTCGCCCCCCAGTATTCATAACCGTGCAACTCATTTTTATCAGCATATGGGTTATAACCTTCGACCGGTTCAAACTGTCTGGCTGGTCGGAAAAAACCAGCCAGAATATTGTTCTGTCGCATTGCAGCCCCCCATACGGAAGGCTCCGGTGGCAATGGCTCAGGATTAGCCCCTTCCGGAAGGGCAACATCAAACCCAGTTTGTTCCGGCAAAACATTACCTGACGGGATCAGTCCGTTATTAAGATCTTCAGCTTGTGCATAAACTGGCATTATTTAGATCCCCACGAAAAGTAATCTTTAAATTTGTCCATACGTTCGTTATGCAGGCGCTGATACTGCTCATCCAGAGCGCGATGCTTGTCTTTGAAGTTTCGTATAGCCTGTCCACGCATAATTTCTTCCTGCTCGTACTGCTCCCGTTCCTGCTGCATTTTCTTATAAGGTTCCCAATCTTCTAGTGATGGTTCCCAACGCATAGGACGCCCATGTTTGTTATAAAACGGCTGGACCCGATCGATGCCATTTTCATCCTTAGTTCTTACCATAATGGCGTAATCACCATTACGAGGTGTTAACACGTCAGGGGTTATGAATAATTCTCCATTAATACGACTCTCAGGGGTTTTTGTCTCAACTACAGGAGCATTACCTGACGTGATCCCAAGCAACGTCGGACTGGTTGTTATAATCTCTTTGCGCTCACCGTACATCAGCCGTTCTTTTTCAGCTTTCCACTGCGCCGCCTGCCAGCCTGACGGCCCATATTGATAAAGCGCCTCCGGTGCATATTTCATAAACTGCGCTTCTCCGTTAACCTCGCTGATACTCCAGGTGCGGGCTATCTGCTGGTTGGTCATTTGCTTCGCTACGTCAGCGTTACCACCAGCAACGCGGTAGTTAATGTCATACAGCGTCTGATAGTCATTACGGAATCTAGCTGCTTCCGGCGTCTGGTCATCCGCAGACGGATCCCAACGGAACCACTGCGCCATATTGCTGACAGCAGAATTCATCGCCTTGCTGCGATTATTTTTGTACTCTTTTGAACTCTGCGTTGATGCCAATTGAGCTTTAAGAGCATCGGTCTGGTTGTACGTCAGGTTCTGCGCCTGCTCGATAGCCGCATCAGCAGACATGCCAGAATCTGTTAGTTGCTTAACAGTCAGATAAAAACCCTGCATATCCTTCGGCATATTTCCAATAGATGCATTGTCTGTTTCATATAACCGACTAAACAAATTCGCTGCATTTTTAACCACTTCCTGATTGCTGGATCTGGATACTGCTGAAAGCTGCGTGATGACCTGCGAAGGCATGATGCCAGTCTGAGCCACAAGCCGAACAACCCCATCATGAGTGGAGGCATCATTAATACGAAAGTTCTGCGCCATTTCTGTGTAATCAGCAGCTTTCTGCATTGATTTGTTGCTTGGGTCTAATTTTTCACCTATTGTCAGCGCCTCATTGAATCTGCGTGAATCACGTTGCGCCTGAATTGCTTCATTTGATCGCTGAAGCAATGCAGACAATTTTCCGTAAGCATCGAGTTTTAACGCATAGTGAGGATCGTTAACCTCAGGCTTCACTTTCTGCATTTCTTCTTGCTGCTGAGAAGGAGGTAAATACTGAATTGCCTGGAATATTCTCGCGTTATCAATCGCTATATCCAGTTGATTGATTATTTTATCTGCATTTTTTCCATACCCCCTGATGATAGTCTCCTGAGCCGGTATATAATCTGGAACCTCACCGTTATATAGCTGGGCCATGGTGTTATTAATAGCTGGCTCAAGCTGTTCTAATATTAACTTCCTTTGCTTTTCTATCTGACTATTAGCAAGGTTATCTATTTGATAAATAGTCAGCGGATCCATTCCAGTTTTATTTTTTCTATATCGGGAAAGCCACCCTTGTGTTTCTGATGGAAGATTTCGGATAAATTCTTCTTCTGATATTTCACCTTTACGTGGATCACCGACTTTGGCGATCAGTTTATCCACGTTACCCATCCCCCAGTTATATGCTGCTCCGGTCAATATTTCGGAGCCGTACTTACCATACAGTTGATTTACATAGTCACTGGCGAGCATTTCATGCTGTTGTTCGTCCGTAGGGTTGTATTTAACGCCACGCTTGGCCGCCAGTTCTTTCCCTGTGCCCGGCATTAACTGGTATTTCCCCTGGGCTCTCTCTCCAGAAGATGTTATCGGTCCTTCAAGAAGACTACCATCAGGATTAAAATGTCGATCACCTGATTCAACAAGGCGTATGGCACGCATGTCCATGCCTCCAGAATCATTTTTCTGAAACAGACCATTTAGCCATCCTTCTGGATTGGCAGCGGCATAATTCTTCGCCCGCATTTCTGTGGCACGGCGATCATCACTTTCTATTTCTTCCAGAATGCGTTCTTGTGACCATCCCCTGGCAGCTCCATATCTGGCAATGGCTACCATTCTGGAATTTCTGGCTAAAGTGGCAGTTTGCGGGTCATTCCAGGCATCCGCTTCATTTTGTATCCATAATTTTCTCGTTGCCTGATATTGCTCATCTTCATAGGCATTTGTCTGCCCTATCTCATGTCTGAGAACTCCAGTACTGAACTGAATTTTCTGTGTTCTGGCTTGTTGCAAAAACATATTTCTTGCTGCTTCATCAGTCAATGAAGCAGCTATTTCTTCCACATCCTGATCAAATCCAGATATGTACTCTTGCCCCTTACCAATCGCATTTTTGCCTTGTTGTGCATAAAAACCGGTTTGAGGGTTATAAAGACGTTCATTGCTGCGCTGATTAAGCTGAAGGATGGCATCCTGAGACAATGCAACATTCGCTTTCTGCCTGGCTTCACCATATGCCACCGCATACTGATCTGCGACATTCGCCAGCACCTGACCTGCTTGAGGAACATCGAAGGTCTGAAAACCACCGGTTTGCACACCACGACTTTGCACCTGGCGTCCGGATACTGTTGGTACGACTGGCATTATAATCCTCCGGGTAATCTGGTTCCTGCTGCTGCCCCGATTGGCGCAGGGGTGCTTTGAGTAAACGGACTCCACGTCCCACCAAACATCTGGTACGCACCGTATGCCTTCAGAGGCGCAGTGAGCAATGTTGTTGCTGATCCCACATTCCCCTGTTTACGGGCTGAACTGGCTTCTGCTTTATAGTTGGCAGCCTGAACCTGATAACCGTAAGCCTCGCGTTGCGCGTTATTCACCGTCGTCAGAGAATCAAGAGCGCCAAACTGGGCAGTGTCGCCAAATATATCCAGCGCGTTACCTGTAGATAAATCAGCGCCGGTAGCCCCCATTGTCGCCGCCTGTGTACCAAGCCGCTGTCGGGTCTCTCTGCGCCGTTGCTCAGCTTCAGCGTTACCTCTGTTTATTGCATCATTTGCCTGAGCAGTGGCTATATCTGCGTTCGCTTCTGCAACCTTCGAGGCATACTTTCCCTGTTGGTACTGGGTGTATGCCTGAATGCCACTCATGGCGAGCATTGCGCCACCAGCAATAACCGGATCGCACATTATTTTCTCTCCATGTGAAATCTGTGGAAATTAAGACCAAGAGCACCATAAGGCGCGGCTTCTTCAAGCCTGAATCCAAGCCAGTGCAGCCATGCTTTGGCAACATGGTTTCGCTCGTCGACATAGTTTTCCAGGCGCGGATAAACTGCCAGCATCTGCTGCAATACAGGTCGGCAGTGGCGAAGAAATGTCCTCTGATATTTTTCAATACGGCTGGTTCCGACCAGCCAGGGCGTACCATTGCCACCGATCATTGACGCCGGAGATACGCCAAACATGGTTACCAGTTCTCCGTTCGCGAACCCTGACCAGGCCATAGTCGCAGTGCGCAGACCAACACGCAGCGCATCTTTGGTAGTCATCAGCGATACCGCATACAGTTCGTCAATATCAGCCTGACGAACATCCGGCAAAATCATCTGAAGATGCTCTTCGGTAGCGGGAATAATTTGAACATCGATCATCAGAATCCCCCAACAGTAAGGCGAGGAATAACGGCAAGAACAGACAGCGGCAACGGATCAAGCTGACGGATTTTTACACGTCCGTTTTTGCCCCAGTTACTGTCCAGTTTCACTTCTACTTTTCCGGTAGCATCATCAACAGGATCATCGTAGAACTCGAATTCACGCTGTGGATATTCGTACCATTTACCGCCGGGCGTAGTCGCCCAGATGCCGCGACTGGCATTCACAACCAGAGTAACGGACGGGATCACCTGTTTTTTGTCCAGCAGCGTTTCCTGTCCGTTAATGTTGATATCCAGTGTTTCGAATTCAGCAGTTATTGGCAGGCCGATGTGCACAACAGCTCCCGGTGATTCCAGCGTGACGGCACCTCCGGAAACCACTTTCTGTGGCTCCACGTTCGCATCAGAGAGAATGTTTACGGTCTGGCCTTCAAGATGAGACAGGCCTCCAAATGTCCGGCGCGCCATCTGCCAGTTCGTGGTGGCCACATTCCTGAGGGATGGCGGGACGTTCCTGTTAGCGCGAACCACTACAGCGGTATTGCTGGTTACAGAAATAATGTCGCAACGTAATTCTTTTGACACTTCATCGCCAGTATCAGGATCAGTTCCGACATAAGGGAACTGTAGTTGCGCGCCGACATCACTACTGGTGAAGTACGCACCACCAGAAACACTGATTGTATATTCCGCGCGATAATCCCATTCGCCAGAACCACCAGTGATGGTCATCGTTCTGTCAGACGTATTTCTTCCATCATAGCTAAGGCCAGAATCAACAAAGAAAGCATCTTCATCGCTGGTAAATAAACGGCTGGACAGTCGCTCGATGTATCTCACTGTTTGCCCGTTAACGGTTCGGTTAACGACGAAATACACCGCATCTTCATTTCCTTCGCTGATACTGCATGTGCTTTCATATTTTCCGGTACTGGATTGTGGTGCCCATGCAAAAACCTGCTGATCACGCAAATAGGTCATCACCAGTAATTTACCGTCATCACGAATGCAGAAGGCGCTGGAGTAAGGGACAATAGAGAAGCACCAGTCAACAATGCTGTGCTTCTGAAAAAGATGATTGGCAAGGATGGTCAGGTCGTTCCCCTGATAGCCGTCAACATCGAATGAGTAGGCCAGATCACGGACAACACTGCCTTTCTCCTGGACGAACAGAGCAATATTCGCCACGGCAATTGGTGGGACATTGCTCGAGCCATTTGATCCCTGAGAGCTGAATGCAAATGATGATGGGGTTAACACTTTGTTCTGGTCGCCGGTGATGACGTACTCACCTCCGGAAGTCAGTGCCACCAGCGAACCGACATCAATCAGGTGGCGGATCTCATTAACCTGACGCCCGGCATAGGTGTAGATAATTCTGTCGTTATCCTGCGTAGGATTGCTTTTGCCAAAATCCTTATAATCCCCGGTACGGCTGGCCCAGATAGTCTGAGGAAACGCAGTCGATGCGGCGAAGTAAAGACGTTGTTGATAATAAACAACAGTGCCAGGATAACCATTAACACTGTTCCAGGCATATTTAGCCCATTTATAGCTGGCATTATCCTCGCCAACGACCTGCGAAGGGATATAGGAAATCACCTCGGCAGTTGCAGTAGTGCCGTTTACAGCAGTGATACGGGCAATGCCAAACCCACTGTGCAGATACTCCCACTCAATGCCAGTATCATCATCACCGGATCCGCCCCAGCCATCCCATGATGTGCCTTCTGTATGCGAAGGGCGCAAAGTACCAGTTTTGCCTGCTGTAACGGCGCGATAGTAGTTACTGTCTGCACGGCGAATATCGCCAATCGACGTACTCTTACTGGTTTCCCATACCGGCACTGAATCCACTGCTGGCTGTTCCAGATAGAACAATTTGCCTACCTGCTCCGCGCCAAAAATAGAGGCGCTTGCCGTTAACGTAATTGTCCCGGTGCTGGCGCTGGCATAAACCGTCACTGACTCGTCAATATTGATATCTTCAAATGGCCCGTTCTTCGTTACCACATCAACCAGTTGCCAGTTGTCATGCGCATAGCGACGCAACTCTTTCGGCGGGTATGCCGGGTGAACCAGCGTAAGCACGTCGGCGCTTTGCGTGAATTTAATTCGGAACAGATCGGCTTCAGTATATGGCGTGGCAATTTCATAAATAACATTGCTGCTGTTCAGCACCAACGCACCATCTTTGATAACGCGCATGTACTGGTGTCCGAACTCCAGAGCATAAGTCTGAACCGTCGAGAACTGGAACGGGATCAGGCGGCATTTCCGATTTGGGTATTTGGCGGCACCGACAAAACGCGTACCAGGTCGATTCTCAACGCCGCCATACTGCCGCACGATAAAGTTATCGCACTTGCGCAATGCCACCTGGTACTTCGCCATGTCGATACGACCGTACAACGACGGTCCAATCTCACCACCGGCAAAGCTGGGCTGGATCCAACTGATAGCCATCAGGACAACCTCGCAATGGTAAACTCGTCAACCGGTGGCAGTGGTTCCTGTGATTCATTCTGGCTATGCGAGCCAGCACTAAGAATCACGCGATTGTACATATTGAGGGCAAACGTACCGAGGTCTGCATTCCCAGTCAGCGCCATGTTAATAGCTGCCGCAAGACGCCAGGCCAACGCCTCCATAAAAATGGCATCAAACATGTTCACATCTGTAACGCGAGATACATACTTGAGCCATGCCTGCGGCTGGTCTGTGTAGATCAACTTTCCTGTTCCGTTGGTGTCTGCACCAACTTCGTACTGAACGCGCATTGCTGCTGTTGGATTGCGTACACCAGGAAGCATAATTTCAGTAATGCGCAGACAATCGGACGGGTACTGGTACGCATATTCCCAGTCAGGCGGTGGATTGTTCGTATCTGCAAGCGCCACGCGTTTGGTAGCAAAGTTCCAGTCAAAATCAGAAAGCACAGCATCACGGCAGGCCTCAAAGTGCAGCGAACATTCCCCCGCTTCCTTGCTGGCTTCCGTCAGGCTGTTAATGCTGCGGCTATTGCCAATATTGGACAGCGCACGATTGCAGATCTCTACTACAGAGGCCATTACTCACCCCCATTGCCGTACAGGGTTTCAGCCGCTGATTTTTCTACATCCCCGGAAACAGGAGCGATCGCCATATCAGTGATCTGCAGATCGGCGCTGCGATTAACACCATCGTCAGTTTCTCTGGCAGACAGGCCTCGAATAACAGCCTTTGCAGTTATCATCACTTCTGTTCCGACGCCCTGAGGTTGCGCCTTCAGCTTATTCAATGTGTCGTTATTAAGAGTGATGCACAGCCCCCACGGGTATTCATCGCGAGTTCTGGTTTCTCCGCTCTCATCCTGGTAGCTGTCAGTGCCGGTTTTGAGGTTTACGAGTTCCATATACACTCCTGCAATAAAGGGGCCGAAGCCCCTTGTCTGATCCGCGAGGCTTACACGCCCAGTTCTTTACGCTTATCTGCGATCTTCTCGCGGAGCGTTTCGGCTTTGGCGTTATGGTGTGGCTTCTCGTTAAAGAGCAATTCGTACTCTTCACGGAGCTTATCCAGTTCACCATCATCTGACACATCGTTGATGATTTTGGTGCTGGTTGCTGCCATTGACACCTTTCCTGCAATTTTTGCTTTTGCCTGTCTGGCTGCATCGTTAACAGGTTCCAGTGCGCTACCGGGCTCACCTTCGTATTCGATTTCTGCCCCCTCCGGCCACAGAGTGTTATGGATATGAGAGAGGCGCAGAACGCGGTATCTTGGTTTCTCACCTGACATCGATATCACCTTAACCAGTTACTTTTGAGCGGATCGGATACGGCGTATTGGCATCAACATCAAGACTGATACCAGCAGTGAATTCGCCAGCCGTTAGTGGGCCAGTTGCGACGGAGTAGTTAACACGCAGATATCGCTGAACACCGGCAGGCACCTTTGCAGAAACAACTCGTTTACCTGCTGTCAGGGCGGTCTTTGCCAGTGCGCCACTATCATAAATAGTGGTCCATGAGCTGTTATTCTCACTCGTCTGCAACTGGATGTTTACAGTTGCATCACCGCTTGCCGCGGCGGCTGTGTTAACCAGCGCCCAAAACTCAAGCGGGTAACCCACGCCGATATCACGACGTTTTCCGTCAATTGGACCGAGATCGATTACGTCAGTAGAAGCCGCGGTATTCGTAACCGCCTGAGCTTCGGAGAACATCAACAGTTTGTCGGTGATCATCTTCTTTCTCCATTAGTGGGTCTGTTACGACCCACAGGTTAATAACAGGCGTTACACCACGCGGGCTTCTGTTTCCAGAAGCGCATCAGTTTCACGGATTGGTACACCACGGAATGAAGTCCACCACTCGCCTTCTGTCTCTTTTACGCTGATCGCCAGAGATGTTTTCTCCAGAGATTGCAGATCAAGAGCCTGGCCTACAGTGCGGTTCATGTAGAACACCGGGCGACCCATGCCACGATTTGGAATGCGATGCAGTGCTTTAACCATCAACTTCGCAATATTTGCGGCAGAGGAAGGTTCTGAAAGATTGCTGACATCGATGTTTGCAATGCGAACAACATAACGCCAGTCACGCAGAGCAAGTCCGTTGTCCCATTTGTAATGGGTACGGTAGCCTTCGTACTTGCCGCCATTCGCATCTTCCAGTGTCACCTGGCCTTTATCTTCCATCTGGATGCCAGCCTTCTGCCCTTTCGGGAAGATGCCATGCACGGTGTTTTCGCCCCACACCACTAACCAGATTGAGGTGTTATCTGTACCCGTGCCACCAGCATCAATGATGTTCTGAGCATTACCCGCAGACAGGCTGGAATAGCGGGAGGACAGTCCCATAAACTGCTGAGGGTTAACGCTGGAATCACCATAAAACAGCGTCTGCGCCATCTGCTGATTCATCGCTTCAATAAATGCGCGGTCTTCAGACAGGCGGAATTCAGCGGTATTGCCGTTCAGATCAGCCAGTGACTTATCGACTTCAGCATAGGTTTCCAGCATGCCAACGGAATCGGTTACCTGCACTGTGGTTGATTTGCTTGGCTGTACGCCATAGTTCAGCAAACGCCAGGTAGCTGAAGGTAAACCAGAACGAATGGTGGTTCGGTGTCCGGTAGGAAGGTTCCCTTCGACAAAAGGCATATCCTGAAGGATCGGGTTAGTTTGACCGAGAAGCTCGATAATCTTATCGACTTTCCCGTTTGGATCGACGCGCTTACCCCAGTCAGCCAGCGTTAGCGCAGTTAAGCCTTTAACAGCCATTGTCATTTCCTCTCTTATTTGCCATAGAGCACTTCGGCCGCACTACGCTGGCCTTCATTACCACCGGTGACCATGCCATCTTCAGACATCGCCTTTCCGATTTTCACGAACGTTTTGACCAGATCAGGGTGATTACCCAGCCCGGTGGTGTTCAGATATTCTTTGAGTTCAGGTGTCCCGAACTGGTCAAGCGCACGCTGTGCGGCGCTAAGGTTAGAAATCAACTTGTCGCCACCGATTTCTTTGTCAGCTTTTACATCCGCAGCCCACTGCTCGGTTGTTTTCTGCCAGGCTTCTGCCTGGCGCTGCTGAACACCTGCCAGAATCTTCGGATAAGCATCAACCA